GTATTCCCAGGTCTCAAACAAGAATTTGAACGCATTATGGGAGAAAAAATCACTCGTTGGGAAGAGCACGGCATGAACGGCCGTTTTCAGTATTGCACAGAAGGTGAACCCTTGGCACATCACTGTGACGATCAAAAGTGGGCCGGCATGCTTTATCTCACTCCTGATGCTCCTTACAGCACAGGTACATCAACTTTTGCACTGAAAGATACCGACATACGCCATAGAGATCAGGCGGGTATCAAGCAGGCATTTAGACCAGGATCCAAAAATCTTGATAGAACAATTTTTGAACCAGTGGATGTGTTAGGTAATGTATACAATCGTTTGATGATTTTCAATGCAGGATATCTACACAGCGCAAATGAATATTTTGGCTATAACATGCAAAATTGTCGCCTGTGGCAAATATTCTTTTTTGATTAATTTCTACTTAAAAAATCCTGCTCAACCAACATGATCTTCTGTTGCACTGCATCAATGTTCATGGTATTCCACAATCCAGGATGCATGGGTCGAGGCCATGTACCTGCATCAATCCAGGCATAGCCCAGGTGTTCGTAGTTTAGTCTGGGAGTGAATTCAGTATCCACAACACAAATCCAGGTGTGATATTCAAAGGCTAAATCTGCTGAAGTAAATTTTTCCAGAGGTACCAGTCTCAAGTAAGTGGGAAAGAATCCCAATTCTTCCATGCACTCACGTTCCATGCCACCCAGTAGTGTTTCTCCTGTTTCAATCTTGCCACCGGGTAGTCCCCAGGCACCTGGATGTTTGGCATCGTTTCTCAAGAGATATAGATAGCGTTTTGTGTCTCGGCTGCGGAACCACACACCCACTGCCTTCAAAGCACTAGACTCCATGTGCCTCCAACATACACCCCTTGATAACTTTTGACCCAGGCTTCACCATCCCATTCATATTGAATACCAGTAGTGATATTTGTCACATACTGACCAGCGGCTTGTCCGCTGGCTCTAAAAACCACCCGCCAGTAGCTGTTGGTGTATTCAACAATGTCATTGGCTTCTGCAATCAAGGGTCTGCCGTTGGCACCAATCCAGGCCGACGCCGGTCCAACATTATTTTGTGATCCAGTGGCCTCGGTCAATAGATAGCGTTGACCTTCTATAGCTGAATCCAGTCCATCGGCAGGACCACTGGCCAAGGGGTTGATCACAGCATCAATGGGATCCAAGGTATTTTGTGGCACGGTGTCGGGATCAACATCAAACAATACAAATCTATCGTCATTGGGGTTTATCACAATTGTACCAACAACAAATGATCCGTCTTGTTGTTCTAGACGAATTTGACTAATGCCCGGACGTAATGTGCCATACATGCCGATCACAGCAGGCCAAAGCAGGCTACTGCCCGACACAATCGACGCAGGGTCAAGGTCATTGTTGCTGCCATTTGGTACAATAGTTCGTGGCTGTAAACACTGCAATTGATTGCCAATCACTACCAGTTCATAATTGCCTGGAGTAATTAACACTCTGGTGCCCAACAACAGATCATTGTCGATGACAGCATTACTCAAATCACCTTGAGCGTCATACATGCTCATGATAATGCGTTCAACCACGCCCAGTTTCTTGACCTTGGCCGGAGCTGAAATATAAATTGGCAATGAAAATTTGATAGTGGCCATGTCGATGGGATTCTCTGTGCCAATGGGCACTGTTCTTGAAGTCCATGTTACTGATTCTAGATCAACTGTACTCAAACTAGTCCAATCAATAAAGTTGTCTGTGCTTTGTACTTCAAGACTGGGGTTGAACAAAGTCAGCAGTTGTTCCAACAACTGCATTTTTTGATTGGTGTTTGAGGTCCATATATCTAGTGTAATACCCAGTTTGTAGGGCACAGGCATGAGTCGTTCTATGGTAAAGGCATTGCCCTGTGTGGTTTCATATGACTCAGTGGCAGTATCATAAGTGCGTTGGCGTACATTGACCTTGCTCACATGATAAGGTTCTTGCATTCTGGGGCGATCGTACTCCAGGCTTGACACATAGAAGGTCATCAGCGGTGCCGCTGGCATTGAGTTACGACTGTTCTCTTGAATGATAACCTGTGCATTGCGACTGGCATCTCCATAACGAACCGGCACACGAATCAAGGTGGCATTGTTCACACCATCTGTTTCGTTGCCGTATTCAATTTGAAAGTTGCTGATGATCCGGGTAAACTGTAGTAGAAAACGTCGGATTTGCGCATCGTAGAAGAACATCTGACTCATAATTAACTCGATTTCTGGCCTGGTTGTGTGTTGGGGTACGGATTGGGATCTTGAAATCCATTTTGATCTCCGTTGTCAGCACGTGGTCTAAGAATTTCACTGAGACTTTGCCGACTGGGAATATTGCCCATGTCAGTGGTACGTGTAGTATATGTATTGTTAACAAAGCTGGAGCGCAAAGTATCGTTGGTTGGACCGTTGTTGAGATTGGTACGTACCTTGTCTTCTATCTTGACCCAACGTCGACTATCATAACGGAACAAACGATTGGGAAAATAATCCAATCGCAAGCAGTAGTCGCCAGCCACAGGATTCAACGGGAACTGTACCCCGGTCACAACTGGCAGGCCGTTTGGCGGTACACCATCTCCAGTTAGATAACCCACAGTGTAACCATCAGCTTGAGGAGTTATATTCATACCACCTTGTGTGCCATCCACAGTGACATTGCTATCTGTAGTCAGTGATACAGGATTGGCTGGTTGTCCATCTGCTAAGGTTGGCAAAATATACAACGGCTGGGTATCGTAACCACTGGCAGGAACTTCAACATCAGCTTGTGCAAGAATTGCATCGTTGATTTGGTTATCTTTGGTGCGAGTACTAAACACTTCACTTTGTGTGGCTGGATTGTATAGTTCCCAATAATTGGTATTGGTGATTTCTGTACCAGCAGGAGTATTTTGTCGAGCACGATAGTACACGTCACCCGAGTTGGTAATCCATCCAGTGGGGTAGAAGTTGCCGTTGTCCCAGATGTTTTCTGACACAACTGGTTTTTTCAGTATGTCTTTGAACTCTTGATTGTTGGTCATTGGCGTGGCTTTCACACGCCAGGTATGTGGCATCCAGGTTTGGCTCATGCCTTCTGTGGCAAAGTCTGCATCTTGAACCACATAGTATCTGGGCAGGGGTTGTGGAATGGCGGCGTTTAGTGGATTATAATCTTTCAAGTTGGGCACTTCCAACACATCGCCGTTCATGAGTTTGCGACCAAAGGTGTCAATCATGTCATTGTAGTGGAATGTTATAAACAAGGTATCATTGTTTAAAAACAGGCCAAATTGTGTTAGGTCAAAGTCAATGTCTTGATGATTATAAACGCCTCGCATGACATATACATCCGGATCGTAAATTCTGTCACGGTTTTCCAGCAACAGCAAGTCTTGAATGTTCAATGGATCCAGAGTTTCGTATATGGGTTGAGTGATATCATAGTTGCCGGAAAATGCCGAATCCTCACCGCCAGTTTGCGGTCCCATGTATTTGTGGATAAAAATGTCCATACCTCCAACGGTGTACATTTCGGAGATTGTGCGGTCCAAAAATTGGTAATCACGAGTTCTGTTAGGTCTGTATAAACTTAGGCGGGGCATAATAGTATTTATGGGCAGGTTGACCAATAAATCTCAAAGTGTTATAATTACTGCATTAATACAAAAGGAGCCGGCGTGAAACCCATTAAACTGTTAAATCCCCGTAGTTCAGACACCAATGTTATGGGTGGGGAACCTCCGTGGCGAACCCAACCAACAGAAAATCGCATCAGTGCCCTGAGCAAGGCATTCTCCTGGTACAACTATTTTTACGGCAAAAAAGATGCTCGTGACATGATTGTGAACTATTTGGAGTCACAAGACCGCAAGGCAGATGTGCAAGTACTAAAAAGTATTCCAGATGCGGCCATACGCTTGACCACAGGCTGGTTGTGCCGCATGAAGATGGTGGGTCTGGAGTTGAACGAAACTGAACAGATCAAATTGGACAATTTGCTGAAAGAAATTTTAGGCAGTAAACAAACAGTTGAGGCGGAATTTGAGCCAGCCGCAGAAGGTCCGGCCCGGCCAAATATACAAGATCGACTGAGAGAAAAAGTTGGCGAGTGTGCGGCTGAATTGGATGGCATGTTTGACGAATTCATGATGGCCGGTGCCAAGATGTCAGCAGACTACAAGCCTATCATGGTGATCCGTGGTATGAACGTGGTGCCACAAATGATCAGTGAAATTGCCAATCGTTGGAAACGCAAATTGGCAGAGTTTGAAGAGGCGGTAGAAGGCAAGGATGCGTTGTTGGTTGAAGCATACTCGTACCTGACCAAGATCCAATTGCGTAACTGTGTGAAGTTTTGCGAAGCAGTGATCAATGACTGTGGTGCTTATGTACAGATCAAGAAAGTGGAACGCAAACCACGCAAGGTCCGGGCAGTACCCCCAGAAAAACGTGCCGCCAAGTTCAAGCACACAGCAGAGTTTGCGGAACTAAAAATCAAAGGCTTGCCGGCCGCAAGCCTGGTGGACAAAGCCGAAGCCTGGTTGTATGATACCAAGAAACGCAAACTGATACACTTGGTTGCTGACAGTCACACACAGGCATTCACCATTAAAAACAATAGTGTGATTGGATACAGCACAGTAGAAACGCTACAAAAAACTGTGCGTAAGCCTGCAGACGTGGTTAAAGCCATCCAGGCGGCAGGCAAGCCAGCGGCACGTAAAATTTACAAGGAACTGACCACAACAGAAACGCCTTGGAATGCCCGGGGTACTGAGAACTTGATCATACTCAAAGCCTGGTAAATAAGGGGGAACGGAGTCTCCCAATGGCTGAACAAAATACACTACCTGAGTTGAAGCAAAACCTTATTGAGTATTGCAAGTTGACCATGGGTGATCAAATTATTGATCTTGAATTAGA